TTCGCTTTAAGACCAACCACCACATTCGGTTCATCTAAAAATCTCATGTCGTGTTCATCTCCATCAATCACTTTAACATCTTTGAACATAGAAGGCAAGAGATTTCTGAATACTATTGCCTTGTTGTTCGGAACTGTATCAAATAGCTTAGAGTATTTCCCATTAGCTTCGGAGTAACTCCATGTTAAATGATAGTTTGGTATACCCTCAACCTTTCTAGTAGGTATCTTGGTGTAATCATAGAACTGTACTTGTGGGAACATCTCAAAGACTGTCTTGCCTTTATACTCTTGGTGTTCCCATTGAATATCCGAAGTGCCATTCAATCTAAGACAGGGAAGTTTATCTAACTTAGCACATTCCTTTATAAACTTGTTGATGTCCTCAACCAAGTAAGACATAAAGGTTTCATATTCATTTAAGAATAATAAAGTCTTTCTAATCCTAGCTTTCTGAATACTAGGATAAACTCCACCCATACCTGCTGTATTCAAACAACCTTCTTCACACATAGCTATCTTAGCATAAGGGCAAACAGTTCTCTTGCCATCTGCTAGATTACTAGGGGCTAGATACATAATCCTACTAAAGTATTTGTCCTGTATCTTATTGCTCTTGTCTATCTTAGGACTAGAGCTTGATAATAATTTATATGTTGGCATAGTTTAACTCTCTATCTTTTTGTGTAACTTTTCTATTTCTATGTTTTTTAAATATGTCTATAGCTTTTTGTTTATTTCTAACTTTAATCCACTCCCCTTTTCTTTCAATACCTACTTCACTATAAACTTTATTTAGTATTAAAAGTTCTGCTACACTCTTGTTTTTAGTTTCTTTAACACATTCTATTTTAAAATTCTTAAGAGGTATACCACAATTAAAGTTCTGTAATCTCTTTTTAACATTATAAGTTTTACCTATCTTAACCCACTTTTTAAAAGTAGGTGAGCTAATCATATACACATAGCCTTCATCATTTGTATTATTAAATAAAAATAATTTTCTTTCTTTTCCCATTGTTTTCCCTCTATTTAAAATACTGAACTGGAACTTTCTTCCTATCAGGATAAAGTATATCTAAGTTAGCTTGGTTAATATCCATTAACTTATTACAAGTATCTCTTACTGCTTGACTTTCTTTATCATCTAAATTAGCACCATCAACAGTAGTAAGAGTTTTGTTTAATATCTCAATTATTTGTTGTGTTATTTCTAGTAACATTTGTTTTCTCCTAAATTAAAAACTGGTGGTAGAGGTAAGAGTTGAACTTACAAACCCAGAGGGTACTGTTTTACAGACAGCTTGCTTAACCAGTAGCATCTCTACCATATTAAAAAGTGCATGGCTAGATGTGGTATTCCAACAGTTCTTATCCCACAGTAAACCGGCTTCTGAAATCTCTAGCCATGCTTAAAAAGTGTGTGGCTATATTACCAAAGGTCTGCTTTTGTTTGCATTGGCATTGTTAGGACTAGTATCTAACGACATGTCTGCACCTTATATAACCACACTTAAAAAGTGTGTGACTAGAGGTGGTTTCCGTCATTCCTATCCCACATTGAACTAGTTTCTCGGAACTCTAGCCACACTATGTAGTTCGTAAGCGTCTGGATTTCTCAGTCTTATCGCTCTTTCATCTCCGACCTTCCTCAAGAAAATTGTTTCATATCATTAAGATACCTTACAGATTTCTTTTCTGGATTTTATAGGAGTTTCAACACCGCAACTACAATTAAATCATGGCAGTTTTATTAAGGACTCTGCCAACCTCAC